AAGTATATGATGAAGTTGTAGATGCTGAACGTGTGATTATTGAAGAACGCGTTAGAACTTTAGATTAATGGACATCAACAGGTACTGCTGTTGATGGTGGAGATGTCAGTGGTGAGTTAAACACTGACTATGACGGCATCACAGTTCCTGATTATGGTACGGGCAATCGTTGGCATGGTCCTGCGTTAATAAAAGAAATAAACGCTATACAAGACTTTGAGGTTGAAATGATGTTGCGTGCTGAAACAAGATATTCAGACCAAACATTCAGAATAGAAATGTATTTGTTTGATGAAAACATGAACAACTTAGGGAAGATGGGTATTTGGGATAATGATTATAACGGTAACGAAAAAAAGGGTGAAGCGCGTTATGGTCCGATGGGCGCTAAATTTGAACGTTATTTAATAAGCTCACGTAATTACAAACAGAAAGTTAACCAATACTTCGGACTGTTACGCTGGACCCGTGAAGGCAACAAAATGACGTTTTATATCACTCGGATTAATACAAGAAATGAGCATGTTAAATCTATTAAAGAAACTGTGAGAGTTGATGAAAGTTTAATGGGTAAATTGAAGTATATCCAAATCCATATTGGTAAATATGCAGATAGACCAAACGCAAACTCTCCACGCTTACTGAGCATTAAAACGACTGAGTTTTTAAAATATACTGTCGATCAAACACCTAATATTGTATATCCGGGTGACGTTATTACATTCGACCACAAAGTCGATGACATATTAATAAACGGTGAACCGCGAAATGACTTGAAAAATTTCGGAGGTTCTTTTTTTACGCTTAAAAAAGGTTTAAATAACTTGATAGTTACGCCATCAGATTCGTTTGATACAAAAGTGACATACAGAGATAAATATTTATAAAGGAGTGATTTAATGGCAGAGTTTCCTTTGCTTAAAATGATTAACATTGATGGCAGACAAACGCCATTCGCATTTCCTCAGCACAATACTCTTTCAGAAGGGTATAAAGAAACGGGAGAAGAAAACCCATTACCTACAAAAGACAAAAGTTTAGAAGCACGTTTGTCATCTATCGAAAACAAGCTAGATAATGTGATGAGTGGCAACGCGGTAAATACAAATGTTACTGGAAAAATTAATGTCAATGACATCGATAAACTATTATCAAACCAAAACAAAATAATTAACGTCATGCAATCCGACAAATTAATTTTTGGTGTGCATTGGGATAAGAAATCTAGTCCTGATTTAACACGTATTGATGACGCTGAGGGGCTTGTTGCTGAAGTTGGGGTTAATGGCGACTTAGTGCGCAATGACTTTGACCGCATGCCGATTTATAGCGAAATGCGCGAAGTTGAGGACGAATATGGAAATAAATTTATACGAATACCTAAGTTTTATATTCAAAAATCAAGTGGGAAAAACCATCTGATTAAACGTATATCTAAAACAAGGTATCCAGGATTTTATCTGCCTAAAGTATTTTGGGATTTTGGCAATAACAAAGAGTTAGATTACTTTGATTTCGGAAAATACAACGCAAGTTTAGGTGGCGGAGATAAGCTCGAATCAAAGCCTAATAAACAACCTCTAGTTAGACAGAACATTGTTAATTTTAGAACGTATGCACAAAACAATAATGATGAAGAGTTAAAAGGTTATCAGCAATTAGACATACATGCGATTGATGTTTTACAAACTCTTTTCACAGTGGAATTTGCCACATTAAATAGTCAATCAATTATGTCAGGGTTTACTTCAGGACCTTATGCAGAAGCGCATGTTATTACAGTCGCTAAAACAGACACTAATGAAGCGATTGTAGCTAATGCAACAGCAAATACTTTTGTCGTAGGCCAATCGATTGGATTAGGTACATCTAGGGGTGGCCAGCAAATCGCAGAAGCGCGTCTTTTGCTAGAAATCAAAGAGTATGATGATGACAACAAAGCACTAGTTTTTGACGGTGAAAAAATAGATACAGAAGTAGATAATTACGTTTATAGCAATGGTTGGATTAGTGGATTTAGCGCTGATATTGCATCATCAAGTGGAAGTATCGAAAGTAATACGGGAGGTAAATATCCGTGTTCATATCGTGGAATTGAAAACCCTTGGGGTAGTATCTACCAGTGGATTGATGGCATAAACATTAACGACCATAAATCTTGGATAGCTAATAACGCAGATGATTATGCTAGTAATGTATTTGCTAGTCCGTATGAAAAAACAGATTATAAAAATGCAGAAGCAAACGGTTATGTAGCAGAAATGGGTTACGATTCATCTAATCCATTTGTTGAAATTCCCATTAAAGCAACAGGCGCAGGAACTGCTACGTATTACGCTGATAATTATTACCAAGTTGCAGGTCAGCGCATTGCTCTGTTCGGTGGTCGCTGGAACGCTGGCGCTGCTGCTGGTTTGTGGTTCTGGGGCTTGAGCGCTTCTTCTGCGTATACGCACGTCGGCTCTGGCGGGCGGCTTCTTAAAAAAGCCTTTTAGAGAGGGTTTGGGAGAAGCCTCTCCCATATGTTTTTAGGGTCTTAGGGTGCATGCTTGCTCAGTTCGGTGGTAACTGGAACAATGGCGCTAATGCTGGTTTGTGGTTATGGAACTTGAACAATTCTTCTGCGAATACGAACGTCAACTCTGGCAGGCAGACTCTTATTAATACATTTTATTTAATGCACTCTATTATCCTTACCCCATGGTAAAAATACGCCACAAAAAGCAGGGTTTAGTAGCTTATGTCGAAATACCTTGAGGCTAATAAGAAAGAAGGAATTACTTGAAAAGAACTGGTTACATTTACGAAGAGATTTATAGTTTAGAAAATATTGAAAGAGCTATATATAATGCTTCAAAAGGTAAAAGAGAACAAAGACGAGTAAAATCCGTTTTAAACAACATAGATTATTACACAGTAAAATTACAACGAATGCTTATTAATAAAACTTATAAACCATCAAAACCTATCATTAAAGAAATACAAGATGTTTCAAGTGGAAAAATAAGAAGGATACACAAACCTAGATTTTATCCTGATCAAGTTGTCCATTGGTCATTAATGTTGCAACTGCAACCAATTATACAAAAGGGCATGTATGAATATAATTGTGGAAGCGTACCAGGAAGAGGCACCAGTTCAGGACAAAAAGCTATAAGAAAATGGATGGATAACGATTACAAAAACACAAAATGGTGTTTGAAAATGGATGTCAGGAAATTTTACCCATCGATTAATAACGATTTATTAAAACAAATGTTTAGAAAGAAAATTAAAGATAAAGATTGTCTGCAGTTAATTGATTCAATAATTGATTCAAATGAAGGGCAGCCGATAGGTTATTTTACAGCACAATGGTTTTCCAACTTCTTCTTAGAAGAATTAGACCACTTAATTAAAGGTCAACTAGGCGTAAAATATTATGTCAGATATGTTGATGATTTGGTGTTGTTAGATTCAAATAAGCGTAAACTTCACAAAGTTAGAAAATCAGTTGAAGCTTATTTAAATAGCATTGACTTAGAATTAAAAGGAAATTGGCAAGTGTTCAAACCTAGTGATAGAGGTATCGATTTTCTCGGGTTGCGATTCTTTCATAACAGAACTATTTTACGCAAGCGTACAGCACTACGCATTAAAAGACGCATGAATAAAATTTATAAAAAGGGTTACCTTAATGAAAAAGATGCGTCAGCTATAGTATCTTATTGGGGTTGGATTAAAAGAAGTGACAGTTTTAATTTTTATCATAAGAATATCAAACCTATCGTATCAATAAAAACAGCTAAGAAAGTGGTGAGTGTTAATGCAAAAATACGGAATCTTGGACACCGAAGGAAATTTGTTTACGAGCTCTAAGCAGATTGATGGATACAAGCCTGTCAAGTATGCAGAAATACCTAAAAGATTTGATGAAACCAAACATTACCTACTGGAAAGTGAGCCAATCGACAAAGGCGATCATATTTACATTGGAAACGAACTGCACGAACTAGCAATAGAGGATGACGAATTTGACGAAGACTTATTTTGAATTAATAGAGTTAATCGAACAACAAAGCAGCGTAATAACAAAACAAGCTGACATGATTACAAAGTTGTTAAATGACAATGCAGAGCAAGAAAATATGATAAATGAATTGTTTAACTGATAAAATGAGGTGATTAATTGGTACAAACGCAACTAGCCAGTATGTATATAGGTAACCCCTATGCATTGGACGCAGAAGACCGTTTACAAGGCGTATCGAGTAAAGTTGATGCTACTATCCATATCCTGGATGGTCAATCTAACCAAGGCGTAATATTAGATTACATTACAGCTAAAAACATCATAAGCGATACACATAAAAAATCGTTGGAAGATACGCTCGAAACGTATAACTTTATTACTTTTGCTGATAAGCGTTTTAGTGAATATCTCGAAAAAAGAAACAGGTTT